AAACACGATGTACTCTGGAGCTATATTTACAGAGCCATGCCCTCCTGCCCCTCCTGTCTACGGCTGTATGGATGATGATTATGTAGACTATAATCCAGAAGCTGAGTTGCCAGATACTTGTGAAACCCTACATACCTGGGGCTGTACAGACCCCGAAGCGCTTAATTATGATAGTGATGCAACTATAGCGGACCTTGTAGGTCCGTGCAGCATACAAATTATCCTTGAAGATGACGCTGCAGACGGATGGGGTAATTCTACGATAGGTATGGTGCAAGGTGATCAACAATGGCTATTTACTGTGGGTCCTGGTGAGTTTTATCAGTCATGGGACATTATGCTTGATTCTGACGAAGAGGTTGATATATATTACTTCCAGGCTGGTAATCAACAACAATCATCTCAAGAGCTTGCCTTCCAGACACTTCATAACTCCGTGTATGTCCTTAACGAAGCTGGGGATACTTTATTATCGGAAGGTAGTAACCCATTTATAAATAACGGACAAGGAGCTCTTCAACCATTCACAGGACCTAATTGGACTGTGTATCATTTTATGCCTTTTTGTGGAGACAGCTGTATACCTTATGTATATGGATGCACCGATGAAGTAGCTTGCAACTATAATGCAGAGGCTAATACAAGTTCTGACTGTAACTATCCTGTGCAATATTATGATTGCAACAACATGTGTGTTAATGATTACGACGGTGACGGAGTATGTGACGAGCTTGAAGTAGCTGGCTGTCAAGACCCTACAGCATTTAATTATAACCCATTAGCAACAGATGCTGGTGAATGCATACCAGTAATATTTGGTTGTACCGATCCTACGCAGTTTAATTACAACCCAGAAGCCAATACAGAAAATGGAGGGTGTGTACCTTACGTGTACGGGTGTATGAATCCAGACGCGTTTAACTATAACTCAGATGCTAACACAGAATTAGAAGATTCTTGTATTGAAGTTTTGGTTGATTGCATGAACCCTAATGCATTTAACTATAATGAGTTAGCAAACACTCCAGACGAAGAACTTTGTCTATATGATGCAGGGTGTATTACTGGACCTGGTGAACCTTACTGGCTTAACGATGGCTGCTATGCTTGGATCATAGACATCGACCCATACTGCTGCGAGGTTGCATGGGATGAAACCTGCGTAGATCTTTACTCATACTGTGAGCAAGGATGGCCACAGGGAGTATTAGAGACAACAAGAGATATAGCTATATATCCTAATCCTGCGAGCATGGTTTTAAATGTTCAGGCCCCCGCAGGAGCTGTTACAAGCTTGTATAACGTATTTGGACAGCTTGTAGTGGTTGGAACTACAGAAAAAAGAATTGACCTTACAGCCCTGTCTAATGGCGTATACGAGGTTGTAATAAATTATAACGGAATTATTATTAACAAAAAAATTATTAAGTCATGAAAATTGATTGGATAAACAGCTGGAACGCTGGAAACAAAAAAGAAAAGTACGAGATTAACTTTAGATTAGGTACGGTAAGCGTACTTGAGATTTCATTTTGCCCATGCCCAGCATGTGACAAGAAAAAGAAAAATGCTTGCCCAAGGTTTAGATTTATGATCCTTAACTTCGGATTCGAGCTATGAGATATACATTAGCTATAATACTATCGCTTCTTTCGCTTACTGTAAGTTCTCAAACTTTAAAGAAAACATTTAAGTTTGCTACATTCTATACGGCATTTAGTGGCGGTAACTCTGTAGCTGATGACAACATATACTCTGTGACGAATGGATTACAAACTGATGTTCTAGAAACTCCTTTTGATTATTCATTTACCGCAGGTGTGCGTAAGATTGCAAGGTTTGGGTACGAGAATAGAGCTAATGTATTCTATGATGGTACGGAAAAGTCTTACAGCGATGCTGCTACCATCGGTAAAGTAAAGGGTTTTGAGTTTTTATTTGAAGCTGATTGGCGCAGACAACAGGGTAGAAACTTCCTTGATCAGGATTATTTCTTGCGTTATGTAGCAAAAAACTGGATAGCTAAGGTTGAGTATCTACAGGATGGTTTTGCAGATGTAGAGTATTTCGAGGGATCTCAAAGGCTAAGACTTAACGCCAATGACCGCCTCAGTTTTAACATCGGGGTAGCTCAGCGTATATCTGAACCATACGGCTATAATCCTTTAGAAGAGTGGGTGTTATCAAACAATAACATACACTACACAAGCTTAGCTATACAGGAGGGTTATACAGTCGATGTACAAGGCGGTGAATATTTTGCGCCTGACGGAACACTTGTAGCTAATAGTGTTGACGTATGGGAGCAGGTTGTTATACCTCAAGTTATTGATGACTACGTAGCTAGAAAAAGAAGTGAGCTACCTAATGTATGGAACTATTCTGTAGTTGTAGGGTATGATTATTATAAATATTCTAAGGAGTTTTGGGTACATAATTGGGTGAGTGTAATGCCTTATCATCTTAAAACAGATGATGAGTATTCTTACTTCGAAACTACCGAAGGAGGGCAATGGATTGATTACGGTGCAGGCCTTATCTTTGGATGGAGATTAAATAAGAGTCTTGGCGTTTTTATGGAAGGTAAATACAACAAATACTGGAATCGAGAATGGCATGACTTTTCTGTCGGACTAAACTATGTAATATTGTAATGGCTAAACAAATCGGAGAAGATACTAAAGTAACCTTTGACCTTAAGACAATAGGTTTGGGTGTAGCAGGGCTTGCGGCCCTAATAGGAATGTGGTTTACGCTACAGGCTGATATAGCAGAAGCAAAAGAGTTGCCAGAACCATTACCATCAGAGGTTACACGCATGGAATTTGACATGAAAGATCAGTTAATTCGACAGACTATTATGACTACTCAGGAAGACGTTACTGAGATCAAAGATGATATGAAGCGTATTGAAGAAAAAATAGATAACCTATAATAAACATGGACGACTCAATGAATTTTGGAACAGTTTTGACATATGCACTATTAATGTTATTTATGATGGTGGCTGGAACAGCTATGAGCCAGAATTTATGCGGCAGTGATATATGCGTCGTTCAATTTAATGCTAGTTGGAATGAAAGCAACAGCGTGGACTATCTAGATAAGCTTACAGACTGTGAGGTAATGAATGTTAATATAGATGAAGGAACATATCAATCTGACTACAAAATAGTCGTAGTACCTACGATAGTGGTGTTTAACGGTAAAGAAGTAGAGAGATTCCAGGCAAATATTATGATGCAGATGGAGGCTACCCGTAAAGAGGTACAGGAATCGATTGATGAAATTATAATGAGTTCGTTCTAATGAAAGTCAAAAAATGCAAGCACGGTTGCAAGGTTAAAGCTAAAAAAGGGGTTAGCCTTAAAATGGGTAAGCATAAATCTAGAAAAGGAGGTCTAACTAAAGCTGGTAGAGAAAAATACAACAGAGAAACTGGATCAAACCTAAAAGCCCCTCAGCCAGGAGGAGGTCCTAGAAAAAGATCATTTTGCGCTAGGTTTAGAGGAATGAAAGGGCCGATGAAAAAACCAAACGGTAAGCCAACACGTAAAGCGCTTGCTTTAAGAAGATGGAAGTGTTAAAATGAATACGATAAAAAAAAATAAAGGAGGTAAACTATCTGTATCTAATAAAAAAGTTAGTGTTGACCCACCTAAAGGGTATCACTGGATGGAGGACCGAGGAAGATATTTCTTAATGAAGGGCGATTATGCACCGCATCCTGGCGCTGTAGAAAAAGCCGAATTTAAAACAGCAACTCATGGCAAGTAAATACCACACAACAAAAGACGGAAGACGTGTAAAAAAGGGTTTGTATTATTATATGAACCGAGCTAAAAAAAGGGGAACTTCTAAATCTGGCAAAGGGTCCGTATCTGACGAAGCTTTAGAGAAATCAGCAGAGACAGCTAACACTGCTAAAAAAGGTGTTAAGCTCAAGTATAAGGTTGTCAAAAAGAAATACAATAAATAACTATATTTGCATATAAATAATTATTTGAAATGGCAACGACAGCAACAATATCATTAACTAGCGATATCTCAGGCGACGCTACTAATATAAACGAAACGGCTACCTTAACAAAGTCTGGATCTGACACCACTGGTTTAAATCAGTTTACTGGAGTTAGCACTGTATATTATGGTTCTACTCAGAGTGCAGTTCTTTTGATCCCAGAAGACATGAGTGTTGCTGGATCTGATGGAGCTATGGCAGAAACTACGGTCGCTCATAAAGTTTATATCAGAAATGCTACTCCTGCTTCTGTAGGGGCTACTGCTTACGCCACCATAGATATTGATTCAAGTTCAAACGAACCACTAGGTAGGCTTTACTCAGGAGACTGGATGTTCTTCCCGTGGATGGGTACAAAAGACATTGATCTAACAACAAACACAGCTGGTATGACTATAGAATACGCTGTTATTTCTCAAGACGCAGCATCATAATATAAAGCAATGGCAACTACAACAGCAACATTTACATTAAACACACCAGATTTTACTGGAGGAGGTTCTTTTAGAGTATCTACTCAGCTGTATAAGGCTGATTCAACAACTGGTTTAGATCAGTTTACTGGAATTGCAAGAGTATACAAAGCTGCAGCTACTGCAGATATATCTTTAATTGCAGCAGCAGACTATTCAGGAACGGCTGGAAAACTTTATGTTAAAAACACTTCTGACACTGCGGCAAGCACTTACGTTCTTATGGAGGTTGGAAGTAACGAACCTATAGGTAGGTTATTTCCTGGAGACTGGATGTTTATACCGTGCGACGGACAAGAAAATATTAAAGCCACTACTTCAGACGCAGGAATGTCGTTTGAGTGGGGTTTCTTTCACCAAGGATAATAATATATAAAAATGGCAACTACAACAGCAACATTTACATTAAATAGTGGAGATTTAACAAGTAACTCTTTAGCATTAAGGGCTTCAACAAATCTTCACCAAGCTGGAGGTAGAACAGGTTTAACTAACACTACGGGTGTTTCTAGAAAAACAACGTCATATGGAA